CGCTGTGCTCGAAGCAAGAATACTCCTGGAGAAACGACCGATACTCCTACACTTCGTGAACTGTTGCTTCCCACTGTTCCGATTGATGTTCCAGTTCCTGAACCAAATGTAACACCAGTAAGTGTGTAAACGCTACAAGGAATAGATGTAGATGAACCGAGTGTTGAATTTTGAACTGTCATTACAGTATCCGTATCCAGATAACTTACTGTATATATAGAACTAGCATTAGCATCAAGTGTTACAGCGGAACCTATACTACCAACGGCTCCAGAATATGAAATTGCTTGCATCTTTGAACCTGTTGGTGAGAACTGGTCTCGTCTGATGTAAACAATCCTGTCTGTTCCAGCTGAAGTAATAGAATTTGGAGCACCAGAGAATCCAGAAGAACCGTAGTTATTAGTACCTGCAGAAGTAGATGTAACGCCAGAAACATTGTATACCTCGTCCCTTATTGATTGTGGTCCACTTAAGTACCCAAGAATCACATACTTATCGGTATCAAGTTTTGCAACCTTAGCTCCTCCTTGTCCGAATGTTACTTGATTTCCTACTGATACAGACATTGTTGACCTGTCAATCTTTGCAACAAATGCAACTGGGAAATCAGTAGGTTGTTCATAAAGAACAACATACTTGTCCTGCGCAATTTCACAAATGTTATACAAACCTGTAGCACTTCCAATCAGGTTTGCATTTACATATTTAGTAATCAAGGCAAGTGCTACCTTGTCGTCTAGCGAGGCTGACATGCCTACAGGCTGTCCAGCTGCTATATCTTGCTCGGCTGTTGCTGTAATCGATGAACCAGTACTTCCACAAGTTGGTCTATCTACGTTTTCAGTTATCAAATAGAAGTAATCTACACCTAGTTCCAAGTTATTTGGTGTACCAAACGAATTATTTGATTTGAATATACCAGGTGCAACATCAGCAGTAAAACCATTAAGTGCCAATGTTCCCAGAAGTACATCATTTATGTAGAGAGATGCTTCGTCTCCAATTGTATTGACCTTAATTGAGAACTTATAGAAATCAGTCTTATTTATAGCAGTTGTACCAGTAGTTAATTGAGGATTTGTACCATCTTTATAAATACCTGTAACGTTTGCAGAATTTGAACCAGTTGAAATGATTTCAAATCCTAAGTGATTGCTTTGAGTATTCCAACTAACTGCTTCGAGGAATCCTATAAAGTACCGAGTGCCGTATAATGTTGCCTGTACAGAAACTTCAAAGGTCGTTTCAGGAAAGAAATTGTTCCATGCTCCAGCTGCAATAGATGATTGAGCCATTACAGTAAGAACGTCACTTGTTCCCGCTGTTAAAGTCAGAACTCCAGGGTGATCTGCTTGTCCAGCAGAAATACTCTTTGACCCAGATCCAACACTTGCATATATACCCTCAGATCCCATTCTGTCTCCATTTGAAACATTGCTTAGGAAGTCCTCAAGTATCTTGGCTCCTCCACATCCTCCCCCTGTTCCTCCTCCAGTTCCAGCAGTAACAAAGTTATTTACAGCATTTTGGAATGTTGAGTTGTTTGTAAGTGCATTGATAAATGGAACATAGTTCGCAAGTGCAACTTCATCGAACTCAATTATCGGATTTTGAATGTCAGCATTATTTACGTTAACGATTCCTTTTCCGTCATCGGTTACTGACTGAACCCCACTCCCTCCACCTGTCGGTACTGCTACTGGGAAATCTGATAGAACCCACATTGACTTGGCACTCTCAGTGATAATCGCAACTGGTTTTATGTACTGACCAGCCGTAGATGGTTTTGTACTTGTTACACCACCTGGGCTTGAAGGACTCAGGTAAAGAGCTGTTCCTTCTGGCAACGCAGGGACTACTCCTAACTCGTTGATGACGTAACCTGTTTGCACCAATACGAAATGGTTTGCATCAGGAACATCAACTACGAATCCAATACCTTGTGCATTCAAGAATGAACTTGCCAATGCTGGAACATATGTATTTGGAGTAGTAAGATCCTGCCGAACATAATCACCGATTACGAGTCCGTGTCCTGTTTGAGTTACATCGATGAATACGTTTCCATTTCCTCCTTCAACCAATACGTCCCAATAGAGTTGCCAATCGACACCTACTCCTGGTTCCTTACCATTGTCTGCAGTGTGCTCTAGGATACAGATGTAAGCACTTCCAGTTGAAGCACTGTGAATACCGTCTCCTGCAACGTACCGAATTGCAGTATCCCAATTAGCACGCCAGAACTTGATTCCTGCGAGTGATAGGTATCCATTTCGTTTTGTCCATTTGTCATTTGCCATATAGTTTATCTAAAGTTACGACGTACTGCGCTCATTCTGTCTCGACGATTTCCAGTGCGCGTTGTGTACATGTTAATAATTTCTCCCTTGAGACCCTGATCGTTAGGAACTGATGCATCACCGTAGATGAGCTTCTTGATTCCGTTTGCCTTGTTCCACATTTCCTCTGCGAAACAATAATCGAATGCTGCTCCATAAGAAAGTATTCGGTGAACTGGTTCTGCAAGATCTGGAAGGTCTAGTGTGTCATCGATTTCCTGGAATGAAAGCTGAGCCCAGATCTTTAGTCCGTTTTCCACGTCTTCAGTAGGAGCTGGACTGATCTGAAGAAAGTCTCCAAATACCTCGATGGTAGGGTTCTGTTCGCTTGTAGAACCTGGTTCATCATTACCAGCCGAATACTCCTGGTTTCGCTGAATTGATAACGCTCGCAAAGGAACAAACTTTCCGCCAACATGATACATGATCTCCGCCTTGAATATACGCAAAAACGTAACTGGAATTTCGTAATCAGTTTTTCCTTGCTCTAAGTCGATAGTAAGAATATCACCATTGATTTCCCATTCCCCTTGTTCGGGAATGATCCATGAAAGAATTTTCTGGTACCATCGGTTTATGTTTTTATTGAGAAGATCATCTGGGTATTCAGCAGTAGTTAGTTGAGGACTGATGTGAAACCGAGCATCTTGTCTTAGTTCTGGTAGAATCATAAATTTGTTGTTCCTTGCTTAATTGCAAGTTCGCACCCACCTCGTGAGAGACGGGTACTGACTTGGAATTAAACTAATCCTAGAGCTTTTTTTCGCTCATCATCGGCATTGTTTAAGTTCAAAGGGTGTGAAGCTGTAGCAGAAGATGAAACTTTCATGTTGTGCATAATCAACTCCCAGACTGTTTTAGGCAATTCAACTGGATGATTCTTCTTGATTTCGATTCGGTATCCATTGATAGATACTGTTTTCACTGCTCCTGGTTTTTCACCTGGATCAAGTGGAATTACAGCCATAATCTTTGGTTCCTTTGCGAGTTTAAGTTTGGTCATTTCTGCACGTTCACTGAGCGTAAGCCCACCTACTGATGCATCCTTGATTCCTGCTCCAAGAGAAACATGTTTAGCATTAACTGTAGGTTCAACATGCTTAACTGGTGTAGCATTTTTAAGTGCTGTATCAATTGTAGCTTGTGGAACCTCAGAAGCTGGAGCTTCTACATCTGTTACGATGTCTTCTGCTTCAACTCCATTACTCAATGCTTCGTCTAAAATTTCGTCGTTGTAATTTTTTACCATAGAATTCTTTTTAATTAGTCTTTAGTGACTTAACTTGTTAATTTTTAATATATCTTCAACTAATAACTACTGACCAACAAATCCAAACGCGTTGATGTATCGAGTTGTTACAGTACCAGCATCAAGTGCAGTTGTTCCTGGAACGAATGCAGCTCCAGCTGTATCAATTTTAAGGAATCCGATAACCACGGTGTTGTCGAGTTGTGTTCCAAATGAATTAACGATCGCAACATTTCCATAGTTGATGTCAGACATCTTCATGTTTCGTGTTGCAAAGTCTTCACTTGATACGATTGACTTAGTAACTACTCCTGTTTCAGGATTAAGAGTTGCCAAGAATGTGTAGATTCGAGAGTATCCATCAGCAAGTGTTCCTGCGATTGAACCATCTGATTTCTCAGCGGTTGTAAGAGCTGGTAGGTTTGCTGCAGATACTGTGAATACTTCTCCGTTAGCCTTCGCACTAACAGAAACTGTTGTACGAGGTAACAATGCAGCTGCTGCGTTGTTGATAACCGCAGATGCAAGAAGGCAATTTACTGTTTGAAATTGTTCCATAATTTTAAAAGAAGATTAGATTAAACTCGAGCGTGTTCAATTCGTCCAATAAAGTCGTCGTTAAGGATCTTAGCAACGAATGTAGCTTTCCATCCTACGGTTTCTCGCTGGTTCAATGGGTCTGCTGTTCCAGCTGATCCAAGTGGTTTCGCAATGTTTTCAACTGCGTGACCTGCCAATCGTGAAATTCCGTAAGCCCATTTAGCAACAACGAGTGTAGCATAAACGTCAATTCCACCTGCTCCTGCTCCTGTGAACACTTTCGCGTTTACGGTTTCAACGAAGCGTGTGTTTGAAACCTTACCGATTTCACCTTCCATTCGAGTCGTAGGGTTAGCGTAAAGCTCTACCTTTGTGAAGTCTGCGAATGATCGGACAACTCGAGTAATGTTTGTATGGATGATTGACCAGAATGCTGGTGGCAATGGAACAGTGTTGTATTCAACTGTAGGATCAACGAATTCTGTAATGTATCGTGCCTTGTTGAGTTTCAAGATTTCTTCCATGTCTTCAACGAGTGCCTGAGTGATCACGTCTCCGGCTGCAACAGTTGCAGTAGATGTAGCAGATCCTCCGTAAAGTACGTTGGTTCCAGTTGTGATTTCGTCACGGCAAAGTTGGTCAATTGTGTCTGCAAATTGGTCAGAAAGTTCTGAGTTTGCTTCCAATCGAACTGGGTCTTCGATCGTCATTGTCAATCGGTCACTAAGTACGATGTAATCACCGTATTGTTCCAATTGAGCTGACAAGTCTGTCTTATTAAGAAGACTTCCAGCTGGTGTGATACCTTCAGCAAGCGGTGTTTTAGCTACTGGAAGGTTTGCATATCGACGGAACTTGATTGTCATAGACATGTTCATCGGTACGTCTTTAACTTGTGCAAAGTTTGTGTGAACTAGCAAAGGCTGTGCTCGGATGAGCAAGTCTCGGCTATAAAATGCGTTCACTGCATTAATATTGGCAGTTGTGTTCATAGTTATAAATAATTAAGGGCTTAATAGTGACCCAAATAAGATTATCGTCCAGCTCGCATGATCTTTTGTCGCTGAGCAACAATGTCTGCATTTGAAGCCTTGCTCCAATCTTTTTCTGGGAGTTTAGATCCTCCTCGATTTCTAGGTGGAACAGTTGCCTGGTCAACTTCAATCGAGTCGACTTTTGCTTTCACATAAGGTTTCATCACGTCGTGTTCAATTGCTTGTTCAAGAGTGAGACCATTTGCTTCGGCAAAGCTTGCGACAGTCCGAGCTACTTCTTTTGGGATCTTTTGATCTATTTGGAATTCCAAAATATCTGCTTTGTCAAATTTCGATTTATTCTCCGCAGGTGCAGCATCAGATTTCTTATCTTCTGGCTTCTTGTCTTCTGGCTTCTTTACCGACTCCTTGTACTTGTCTCGGTAGTGGTTCTTTTGAGCGATAGTAGTCTTGAGTTGCTTGTGTGCAGCCTTAAGTTTTTCTACTTTCTCGGCATCTTCATAGTCATCCTCGGTAAACTCATTGATGAATTCCTCGAGTTCGGCTTGTTCTGCTTCTTCTTCTGGTGTCAATACCACTTCTTCTGATTGATTTTTGTTATCGAGGTTTTCTCCTGCTTTGTTTTCTTTATCCATAAAATTCTTTTGAAGGGTTTAGTCCCTTATAATAACTTAATAATTAACGCCACTGACTCATCTTTGATCCAGCATCAGGCTTCATAGTACTTGCCTCAATAAGGAAGATACTTTTAAAGAAATCTTCCAGTTTTTCATATGCAAGCTGGGCGGCAAGGGTTTGTAAACCCATGTTCCCCTTAGGATCTATATTGCGAATGTCTTTCAGTTCATTCATATAGTATTCTAGCACTTTTTTGAATGCTAGAACACCTAATGACTTCTGTGAAACAAGTGCCTGAATCGCATCTACGTCTTCTTGAGCTAAATTTAATTCTTCTTTTTTCATAACTTTTCAATTAAGCTGCAACTTGAGGTCCTCCCCCAGGTTGCTGATTAGTAATACTCGACCCTCCCTGATTTTGAACAGGTGCGCCTCCCTGGTTTGCAGGGTTAAGGCTAGGATTTGTAGGTGTCTCAGTAACCATATTGAGTTGTAAAGGAGAGAATCCAGATTCTTCGAGTGTTAAAGCCATAAGTTTCATCACTCGTGGGTCTTGCAACGCTTGAGGATTCGCCATAGCTGTTTGTGTCATTGTAGAAAGTGTCTCGATGTTTTGTTTCTTGGCATCGTTTTCACCTGTGACAATTACCTTAAGCCTGTAGTGAAGCATGTCTTCCAGTTCGTATGTCCCCTTTTCAACAAGTAATTGCTTTGGCATCTTGGTAAGCTGGTCTTTTGCAATGTTACCAACAAGATCAATCTGTTCTGGTGAGGGGAAATTCTCGTTAGAAAGAATGAACTTCTTGATAGCCTCGTACTGAACCATTCGTTTCCGCGCCTCGTAGTAGACCTTGAGATCTTCAGTATCGAGAAGTTCAAGCGTATGTTCCGTATCCAGTGATTCGGTAAACGACGGCAGTAGCCATTCGTTGAACACGTCCTCAATGAACAGTCCCATATTCTGACGAATGTATTCAAACAGTTTCGTAGCTGATGATGACATCTGCTTACCGAGAAGGGCTGAAGTTCCTGATGGAAGATTTTCCCCAGTCACCACTTCAAACGTGTTACACAAGTGGTTGCACTTGTTCTCGATGCGTTCGATCTCGTCCTTGTAATCTGCAAGTCCTCTAATTTCCGTTGGGATCAGACCTATTTCAGATTTTGAAACGATCACATCCCCATCAAGCAAATCAGTAAGAACGTTCTTCACGTGCAACGGGTCCCGTGTCTGATAGATGTGCATCAGTGAAAGTCGCAGTGATGAGAAGAATCGGTTGGTAACTTCGTTTGCTTTTTCGATCTGATCGAAGCATAACTCGTAGTTACCAAGTCCAAGCCATCGTCCTTTTCGTCTTCGGAAGTGACATTCCTTATAAGGGAATTTGTCTCGGTCAACTTCCTTCAAGTAGAGAACGCATTCTTGAGATCCTGGATCGACTCCAGCTACCTGCATCATCACGTAAACCATACCATTGCTTCCTGCATTCGTAAGGTCAGATTGAACTGGGTAGAAATCTTCTTGATCCTTGGCATACTGCTTAGTATCAATCTTGCTCTTATAGTATTCATACAGATACCTTGGAATCTCACCCCAGTATTCATACACTTCATAATAAGGAGTAATGGTATCGATCTGATTAAATGCATTCTGAGTCTGATTAGACGATGCGGTCATGAATCGTGCAGGAATCGTTGTTCGTCCTGATTCGATTAATGACTCTACAACATCCTGATCCCATACCTTCATTCCTAGCATCTCATCCTGAGTCATCAGGTGTCGCTCAATCATTATCCCGTCCTCCAAGCAGTCTGCTTGAGGGTCGTTGATTATGTTAATGAGGTCTACTTGCTGAATCTCAACTCCGCCGTCTTCGTCCTTGCACTTCTTCCATACTACCGTTCCGAAATCTGGAAGGTCATCTGAAAGTTCGTTCAGCATCTTTCCGAACATAGTCTCCTTTGCGTATGCAGAGAATTCCATTCTGAGCAGCCATGACAAAAGATAACTTCCGCCGTTTTCAGCTTTGATATAGCAGTCCTTCGTATCAAGATCAATATTCTTCGTTGCTTGATCGTTTCGATCAGTCATTAAGTCAAAGAAATATTTAGGTTGACCCATCTCATCAAACGGTCCTGATTCAAACTGGTTATGAAGGTAATAGTAAACACGTTTTATCGTATTGTACTGATTAAAGACAAGACCAGGTACAATTTCAATATCTCGCAATAAGAAATTATTTTTGTATGTTCCAATAAGAGCCGCCAATGATTGGGGTTTATCGACATTATTTGTATTTGTGATTGTTGTTACGTTGTATGCCATAAAAGTTATCTATATCCCCCACGAGTTCGTGATAATGTTTGTGATCTCCTAACTTCAACACGTGCAACGTCTTCTGGTTCAGCCTTACCTTTTGAGGTATATGCTCGCATTTGATATGCGATACATGCTGCCATGAATAAGTCCAAGTGTTTTGTAGGTGAACTTGCTGATCGACCAAGGTCAGTTGTATCTTCCTTATTTAATTTGCGTGCATCTTGAACAATTTCTATATCAAGACATTTTAGATTTCCATCTGAAACGGCATCTGCAAACTCGTAAATCATCTTAGGTTTTGATACACCATTGGTGTCCCATCCTAGTTTTGAAGTAGCGGTTTCCTCGAGCATTCCTGACCGTATCTGTGTATATATGTTTCCGTAAATATTGTTCAACGTGATACATGTGGTATGCCCGATACTATTTGATTCTGGTGCTGCGATACAGCCACCGTATTCAAGTGCAATCTTTTTTATTTCGTATGCAAGGAGTACTGGATCAATCTTGTTTGACTTATAGGTGAACACTATTTCTCCAGTGGTAAAATCAATTACTACTATAGCTGAGTGGTCCCCTCCAGTTCCTTTTCCTACGTCTGCACCAAGACCGTACATGTGACCTTTTTGAAATGGTTTAAAGTACTTGTAATCGCCTTCCGCTCTATATGGTGCGATTGCAAATTGTTTCTCCTGCATCTGAAGCACTTCCATAGAGAACAGTTTGTTTCCTGCAGTATAGAATGCTTCGTCTGGAGTCGATGGGTGTTCTTGTTGCATTTTGTTACGCTGCGTTTTCTTTTCGATATAGTACCAGCACATCTGGTCTTTACTCAATTCGTATCCTGTTTCTCTCTCTATTTTTTTAAAGTACGATTGAAGCTCTAACGGTATCTCGACACCTTCACCATGCAATGCATTGGCAGGGTTCTTGTACCAAGGGAAGAAGAAAAATTTAAAATCTTTATTGGTCATTGGACGTTCTTCTTTTTCTAACTTAATAGCATCCTGAACCATATTGTAATATTCTCCAACTTCTCCTTCTGCGGTTGATTCTATAAATACCAATCCTTTGTTTGCTGCTGGAAGTGTTCCAGTAATAATTTCTTCAGCTTTTTCAGGAAAGTGTGCACAAACTTTTCCGAACTCTGTAATCAACACCGCTTGGTATGTACCAGATCGGAGTGATGTAGAGATACGCATAATAGATCCATTTGAAAACATATACTCGGTTTTACTATCTCCATCAGTTGTAAGGTTCATGAACTCCTTTAGTCCTATCGGGAAGTTATCCCAAGCTACCTTAACCTTTCTGAAGATAACTGTAGCATCTGTTTGCGTATGGGCTACGATTCCTAAAAGCTTGTTTGAATTGAAAAGAGCATAATCGAGCAGGAAGATACAGATGAAAGTCGTGAAGCCAAGTTGACGCGCTTTAAGAATTATATTTTTCAAGTGCATGTTCATGAGAAGCACTTCCTGCGCTTCACGCAGTTGGAACTTCACCAGGTTTCCGTCTTCGTCAATAACGGTATAAAGGTTATTGAGTCTCCATATTCTGTCTGCCAATCGAGGATCAAGCTTATCAATACCTAAAATATCGGTACTTGCTACTGGGCATTTATATTCTTCACGCTCTTTTTGTCTTTGAGCTCTAGTAATGAGATCAATCGCATTGTCTATATTGTTTTCAGCAATTGATGTGTTCATAACTATTTAGAAAATAAAAAGTGATTAATAACTCCTAGTATAATGGTAAGAACGAATGAGCTTAATGCTCCTGCTAGTGCTCCAAATAATGCTACTTTTGTCTTGATGGTTGCAATACTGGTAGAGTGACCGTCCAGTATTTCCTTGTGAAGTAGCAATATTTGATTTATGTTTTCAGCAGATTTTTCCATTTGAGGAATAATAGTATCAAATCGCCCTCTCAAGTAACTAACATCTTCAAGTAGTTTTTTTTGAAGTTCTACATCCATACAATTATTTTTGGAGCTGACTTGATTGTCGAGACAATGCAATCTGGTTGTTTAGAAACGCTACTACCTGACCAAGTTGTTTATGATCCTGGTGTAGAGTATACAATCCAAAAATTACTAATGATCCCAATACTAATCCAGCAAAAACTGACAACGATGTTAAAACAATTTTTTTCTTTTCCATCTTTTTGTTTAATTAATTATTAATAATTCAGTCCTAAGACTGATAGGAAACCCGATTGCTCGGATGCCCTACAGTATTACAACTAAGCCTCTGTCGCTCCATGGAAGTACGGAGTCTTGTCTGGAGCAAGGTATACTCCCGCCTCTTTTGCGGTAAGGAGCTTCTCGTATGCCTGTGCGTACTGGTTTCCGTTCACGTCGTCAAGCGTTACGATGAAGTGCTTTGTGACGGAAGTTCTCTGCAGATTCCCGTGCTTCCTTCGAGGCGTAACCCTTTACCGTAACGTCGGCAGTCCTGTCGAACTTGCTTGATTTTATGTCGGTTACGACGAAGTATTCCGCAACGGTCGTATTCGGTTGTACCTTGTGAATGTGTAGTGCCATAAGTTTAGTTTGAGGTCACTATCCATGTGTTGCCTGAGACGTTCGCATGGATTCGGACCGATTTGAAGTTGGTGTTGATTACTAATGTCGACGTGCCTGTCGTGTTGAACGTCTGACCCGATGCGGCGTGAAGCGTTATCGGGTAGGTGGAGCTGTTGCCGTCCTCGTCGGTTATGACGTATTCGCGACCCTGGTAGTCGATTGCGGGAAGGTATACGTCTGGTGCCGCACCGATTGAATTGACCCGAACGTCGATGTTGTACTCGCTCAGGCTCACGTTGTACGAGGCTGTGGAGACATAATCGGTCTGGTTTACCTTTCCTCCCCCGTACTTCGTGAATTTTGATATGAGGTCCATCGTGATTGCACCACCTCCCCCGTACAGCCCGTTCACATCCCCTATCGTGACGGTCCCGTTCGTAGGACTTCCGTCCATGAGGAGCATCGAGCCGTAGTTCACATAGTAGTCGAATCCCCAGTAGTCGCCCACAGTGTGTCCAAGGTCAGACCCGAATACAGGAGTCACTCCCTGAACGAACGAACCAGTGTCCCATGTGAACTTCTGCATTGAGTTCGGACCGTTGTTCACCTGAACGTAGTCCCCCATTGCAGTTGCTGAAAGAGTTGCAATACTTCCACCTGTATAGGTTACTACTTCAGTTCCAGAGAACGGACCTCCTGCGATTCCGTCTACAAGGGCATAGGTCGCCCCGTCCGTCTGGAATATCGTACCTGTCGCACCAGTCGTGAGTCCCGTCACGACGTCTCCCACCTGGGGATAGGTACCTACAGAACCTGAGAAGTTAATATCCTGTGCATTGACGTTGGTGACTACCACCGAAAACGTATTTAAGGAATTGTTCCCCGTATAGAACTGCTCGGCATTCGTCGTCATGTCGTTAAGACCCGAACCTGTGAACGATATCGCAGTCCGCGTCACCTTTGAGAGTCCGTAACCTACAAGCTGCTTGTTCTGGTTGTCTACTGAGATATATGTGCTGTTTGCGTTCGGTACGTTCCCGTTTGTCGCACCGAGTATCCCGCCGAAGTTCGATGTATCGAGCGAAAGCGTCGAAAGCCCGCTTGTCCTGGCCTTGAAGTCGAAGATACTGTTTACACCGTCTCCCATGATAAATCCTGTAGTGCCAGACTGGTTGTCTATTACGAGCATGGTGCGTGTCCTGTCTCCCACGTTCAGTATCTTGTTCGTATTGTCGAACAGGAAGTCCTGGCTTGCTCCGAGCACCCCAGCATTGTTGTACTGAACCCATGTATCAGAACCTGCTGCCGAACCTCCTCCTGCTACCCAGCTGGAATAGTAGTTTCCCCCTCCGCTGCCTGTTACCTGAATCGAGTCGCCGATGCTCGGTGCGTTGGAAGGAAGCACGAGGTTGTAGTTGGGCGTGAACCACGACAGCTGACTGTCGGTACTGCTCGCATTGAATCCCCAGTTGTTGCCCGACGAGATGCTTGCCGAGTTCGAGTCGAGCCGTAGGTCAGCATTTCCTGCTGGACTGCTGTAATTCAATGAAAGACCCGTACTGCTGGAAATCGTTGTCGCAAAGTTGTTGTTCGCAAAGTCTATGAAACCAGTGATGTTCGAAAGACCAGGTATTCCGAGCATTGTCGCATCGCCTACAAACGAACCTGCGAACGCACCCGATGTCAGGTCCTTCGAATAGAATGCACTCCCGTCGACGTTCGGTCCGAACAGGTCGTGGTATCCCTCCTGAATTCCTGTTACGCCTCCACCTGAAAGCGTCTGTGTCTGTGCCGAAATTACATCGGTACCGTTCCCAGAAGTGAGGACTACTGTATTTGACGGATTTGCCGTGTTCCATGCCGCGACTACGGTATCGACATCGTCAGTCCCGTTGAACACGAGGGTAATGGAGTTACCAGGAGTTCCGTGTTCAGTAGACTGGAACGTGTAGTCGTTTCCGTTGTCCGAAATGAACAGGAAAGCCTGAGTATCTGCAAGGAGTTTCGTGTAGAAGTTGTCCGACGGGTCACGGGTGAAGTTTGAGTCTGCCGTGAAAGCGTTACTAATATTATATTGAACTCCTGTTAAAGGAGAAGATGGAGATCCGCTACACCCGTTACATCCTCCGACATTGATAATTGCGTTATTTGGATTCGTAAACAGTTGACCTCCCTTGTTGATCCACTGAGAAGGTGTACCGATTCCTCCAGCTCCAGGAGTACCTGCACCTGATGCAGCAATTGCAAAATTACCTGCAATTAATATTGCTCCGATTGCAAGTACGATTGAAATTATTTTTTTGAATTTGTTTATCATAGTATTATTGCAGTCCTTATAAGACTGATAGGAACCAGTTATTAGGAATTTCCGAATAACTGAACCCTACAGTATTACAAACCTAGTTGAGATTTACCCAGGTTGACCCGTCATAACCCTCGAACTTCGAGGTCGTCGTATTATAGCGAATCATTCCCTGTGTCGCGATGCGTTCCGCAGTCGTACCTACTGGTATCTGGATTCCTCCAGTACCTTTTACGACAACCTGATTGATTGGCGATGATGCCGAACCTATCATGAACTGATTGTCAGCAGTTACCGTTGCGATATGACCTAGTCCGATTGAATTTGAGAATCCTCCGTCATCTGCTGCGGTACCGATCAAGATGTTCGGACTTGTAGCTGTTGAGTTTTTCCCAGCTTGCATACCAATGAAGATAGAACTTCCGTTGCTCAGTGAACCTGATCCAGCTTCGAACCCGATGAATACCGAAGAAGAAGCGTTTACAGCACCGTCACCAGCCTGTGTTCCAAGGAATGAAGATGCGTTTGCTGCCGATGCCCCGAATCCTGCACGATACCCAAGAAAATATGAGTTACTTGCGTTGGTTGCTCCATAACCTGAATCACGTCCGATGAATACTGACTGAGCTGCGTTTGTTGCACCATATCCAGCATATGCACCGACGAATGATGACGAATATGCAGATGATGCGCTCCATCCTGCATCAATACCGATGAACATTGAGTTGTCGGCATTTACTGCCAGCTGACCTGCTCGAGATCCCAAAAATGTGGAATTGTTTGCATTTGACGCATTTGCACCTGCAAGATCTCCTATGAATATTGAGTGATCAGCCGATGTCGCATTGTATCCAGCACTGCTTCCTAAGAAGACAGACTTGTTTGCACTCGTAGCCTTGTATCCGGCATTAGGTCCATGGAATATAGATTCACTGGCAGCTACTGCTTGGAATCCTGCAAGGTTTCCGAAGAAGATACTGTCTGTTACCGCTGTAGCTCCTGTACCTGCACCAGTCGAGTACAGGGTATTGCTAGGTGAAAGGTAGACAGGTCCGATGGCTCCCTGAGGGAGAATGCCTCCCGAAAGCAGCATGAAGTCAACTGAGAAGTTTGCAGTCGATGCAAGCGTTCCACCCGTCATCGTAACTCGAGCTCCCTTGATAGTCGTGATGTTTCCGAAAGCGGAAACAGGAATCACTACCAACTGAGGAGTGTTCACGATTGTTCGTGATGCTCCATAAGTCAAAAGGTTTACGTTGTTACCCGTAGGGTTTCCTGCCGAGTTCTGAAATTGGAAGTAAGGGTTCTTGGTCGTTGGAAGTACTGCACCGTCGTTTCGATACCACACTTGAACATAAGCGAACTGCTGAAGATCAATAGCCGTTGAACGAACAAGTTTCGCACCCCTGCGGTAGTTTACTCCAGTTGCCTGGATATACTTCGGTCCGTGAATAGGGTTCGCTGTAGCCGCAACATTCACTGTACCAATTGCACCAGTTGTTACGTCGAACTGCGTAGCTGTCCATTCCGCCGTAGGACCAGTGTTCTCGTCGTACATGAGGTCCTGGAGCAGTACGGGCTGTGTCGTACCTGCACCTACGTTCACATACTGAACGAGGAGCTTTGTATCTGGAATGGCTGGGAATACTGGGTTGGCTGATGCCGTACCAGTAATCTTAGAGATAGTTCCTGCCTGGTCTACCACGATTGCATCGAATCGGTCGTTGGTAGGGTCTGCTGCATCAAGAGTAATCGTGGTAGGTGTCGTAGGTCCCAATAGAACTCCGTCAAACCAGTAGGTAAGAGCCGACACGTCGAAGACATATCCAGTTCCTGACCATGATGCACCTCCTGAAATAATCTTGTTGTTGGAGTTTGATTGAGCAAAAAGAGGAACGTTTATTCCGTCTCCGAATATCGTCTGGTTGTCAACGAGAACGGAAGATATTCCGCCTCCGCATCCGTTGCATGCTCCTACATTGATAGTCGCGTTTGAAGGCAGAGTAAACAGTTCTCCGTTCCTGATGGTCCAGGGAAAAGGCGTACCGATTCCTCCTGAGCCTGGAGACATGTTTCCAAAAGCAGCAAAAGCCACTCCATTGAACATGGAAATGGCTAGGAGTATTGAAACTAAGATTTTTTTGATAAGTTTCATACAATTTTATGATTAATTAATTCGTCCTGCTTCTGTTACTCCTACTACAAAAACATCAAGATTATCTGCAGTAAGGTTTTCTACATAAAGAGGCAATACCACTCCCTTAAGTTCTCGGCAGATATTTTTATCCTCGCATACTGCAAGGCATACACCGTCTAAGTAGAACGCAACAGATCCTTCGTTCCAGTCGATGTTAAAATCATGTCGTGCCACTGTAAATAGCGCAGGATCAAGAACCTTTGAGTAGGTTAATCCACTTTGAGTTGCGATAACTGCTGTTACTGTATCGTCAACGAAATCAAATCCGATACCAACTGGTGCATCAGAAAAATTAAATCCTATAAATCGCTGGTCTCCAGCAGTAGGTACTGCAGGTAGTGCTACATTAAGAAACAATTTTCCTATAGTAAATTGAATAAATGATGCCATCACAGCGTTGTTGAGACGAATAGCACCAGCGTTCAGTGATGGTGTACCTGTTACGTCTGCCCAGAACGAATTGTCGTAACCTTTAATACCAGGATCATATACGAACCCCTGAGGAGGAGTGGTGAATCCTTCCTTGTAGTTTTGAAGTGTTTTCATAATAAGTATTTTTGGCTTTATGCCGTTAAATTTTGCAAAATTTCATGCACGGCTTGTGCGCTCCCATGGTTTAGCACGTGTTACTCATGATTATACATTAAAAGTATTTAAAACAACATAGCTAATAGGAGTCAACACTGATTGACTTGCGAGAACCTCCGCTCATTTCCTCAATCTGATCAAGGAGACGATTAACATTCACTTTCTTCTCCTCGATCTCATGCTTGTCTTTCATGTCGGTGAGGTTCTTTGCAGTGAATATCGCGAACTGAGTGGTGTAGTTACCAGAGAGACCGTTCTTTATGATGAACTCCTTCACGATATTGTCGCATTCCTCAGTCGCTTCCTTGAATTCTTGGATATTTTTTTTCGCATATACGAACTGTTTCCATGGAACCTTGTGCTCTCTACAGAACTCAGAGTACATGGGAGGGGGGAGTGCAACTTCCTTAACGACATCTTTTACGTCACCACCTTTAAGGTACACCAGTTCGGTAACTTCCTTTGATGACGGTGCATTGAAGAAGAAGTCGTACATGTTCTCGATAGTCTTGAGGCTAATGGCTGGAGTCTTAGAGGAAAGTGGCACTGTCATTATAACATCTTCTGTGTTACCTGTCAAGTAAGTCAAATGGTTTTTTGAGTTTTCGTACGAATGGGTGGTATCCAGACTTTTTCCCCCAGATTCGATCTTGCCATACCCCTCCCCCCGGGGGCCTGTTTCATGTTGCGCTGAGCCATATGCATTATTAGTAGAGCTATCCAGTACATTTGACAGTATAGATTTCTCGTGTTCTTGTTCCACGTTAAAGGCGCTCAATGATTCCACGTTTAAAGGCGCAACGGTGCGCGCTCCTTGATTCTCGGTGCTTGTAGCTGGTTCTATCATGCACCTATTATGTACCATTAAGCGCGCAATATGTAGCAGTATGCCATTTAATTGAAAAAAGTGACCCTCAAAATTGACCTATACGCGTTTTAAATAGTTATAGTGGAACATTGATACCTTAAGAAATTACCCTTTTACATGCGTTTTGTACCTTGTAAATATTAAATATGTACAAAAATAATTTATCTTTTACAAGTATTGACAAAAATGGGAATATGTTGCACAATATTACCTCTCTTTTATCTTTTACAAGCTACCTTGTAATATTGTAAATATTATGTTTGAAATAAAAAAAAACCATTTTAATATCTGACAATGTTATATATAGTCCGATTATACAATACATTCTTATTTTGTATAGATACGTTTCCAGATCACCATTTCATTTTCAGCCCCTAAAAACAAAAAACTCAAAAAAAAGCCTAACTTGTAAATATTAAATTTATTCTCACCTCAAGTTGCTGTAGATATATTACATTTTTAATATTTACAAGGTTATATAAAAAACACATAAAAGATAATTAATAATATATAATATATACTTTAATATTTACATTAAACAATTAAACATATATATATACTTGTTTTTCTTAAATTAAAAATATAATTTACAATATATTTATTATTTACAATAAACATTAAACCTATATATATACTTGTTTTTCTTACTAATCATTAGATTTTTATCTTTTACAAGCCCTAAGCCCTATTGACCCCAAGGTACCGACTGCATGAAACAGTAAGATCCAGACCATTTGACAAGTTAACAAATAATAGTTATATTACAATATACACAAAGACAAGTAATTGACAATAAAAAGACAATAATATAAGATAGAGATATGGATATAAAAAGCGTATTAATTAATCTTTTATATTCAATTTAAATATATATGGAAACATACAACGGCTGGAGAAACTATGATACATGGCAAGCAAATCTAGTTTTAGATAATACAAACCTAGAAGTCCATCAAGAACTCAACAAATTAAAAGCTAAATACAAGGCTATCATAGACGAATCAAAGGAACACGATAAGGAATTGGGAGGAAAAACATATTCTTTTCCTACATATCAAATAGAGGAAGTGACAAAAGAATTTTTTGCACTGCTTGATACTGTAGATTTTAAGGGTATCAGATCGAATGTTTACGCTTCAGAAATCTTATCAGTTCTTAATGATTAATCTATGAACAACATTTCACCCCTACTAAATAACCGACTACAAGCAATTAAAAAGCGCCGTGAAAAGGAAAAAGAAGACGCGCGCTTACAGTATCAAGAGCAACTAGCTCAAGCGTCTAACGCTCACTTGATACCAGATACATTAAAAGACTAATTTTTGCCACCTTATAACCTATAAGCAATTAAAAAGCTTGTGGGTTACATAGGGATCAAAAAGCGTATTACAATAACCAGCATTTGATCCCCTTATTATATGTACATAGAAACAGTTAATCCAATGGCACTAGCTACCAGTAAAGGAGTATCTATTCAAGACTTTGTGGACTTCGTACAGTCTCAAGTTAAGACCAAGGACTCTTTGGAAGCCCGTTTTTTCGCTCTAGCTACAGAATACGCAATGAAACACGATTGCGAAGTTGATCTTGACCCTATTACTAATACTGTAACCTTTAAATAATTATGCCTACATACTACATAAGACAAGGAAAAGAAAAAATTCCTTGCAAGTTTATAGACCAAGAAGGATCAGGGGAAGGTTTCATTGCTGGACGTGTAACTCTTGGCAAGAAGCGAAAACCAGAAAATCAGATCTATGCTTATTTTGAAGACCTAACAACCGCAGAAGATAGCAAGCTTTTAATCATGGTATCAGTAAACATTGATCATAAACCTAGTGACGTTATATCTCACTATAAAACACTTGATCCAGAAACTATCAGGGAAAACTATTTACGAATTAAAAACATTAATCAATAACCATATGAAAAACTACGAACCAACCATTAAACAACCTATCGCGCGAGCTATTCTATTTACCCTAACGCTTGCCCAGATTTTGGCGTTTACCGCCTTTATGGTGCGCGATACGCGATCATACAAGCTAGAAATGCTTAATTATCAAGACTCAGATTATACAATGACCCCAGAACAGTATCAGGGCTATG